ATTGCTTATTTCAAAGCGAGGGGCGACCGAGACCAGTTGTTGTTCGAGTTGAAGCGATTGGAGCGGGACGTAGACGTGATGCGGAAGGCGTTTCGGAATCCAGTGGTACCGAACTTGTTTGGGGGTGGGAGCGATGAACACCATCGTTAGCAGTTTGGGGAGTCGCCGGTTCTCGTACCGTGCGTTGGATGGTCTGGAACCGGTTGACGGGATATTGAAGATTGCGGGTGCGAATGGGTTTGACGACGGTTATCTGGTTCAGATAGTTGCCCGGTGTGATTCTGGCGTTTTTGAATTTCTGCTATCAAAGATTCGCGATGACGAGCTTGAGCCGGATAGTTTTTACAACATCGTGCTGGTTTCGGGTGGTCAGTCGTGTACGTGCAAGGATGCGGTGTGTCGTAAGCGGGAGTGCAAGCACGCGGCAATGTTGCGTAAGATTCACGCGATGGGTGGTTTCCCGTCGTTATCCGTACCTTTAGAAACTGAACGGTCGAACAGTGGACGATCCAGCCGAACATCGCGGAACGACGAAGCGGGGCAAGCCGATCGTGTTCCCGAACGGCAAGCGATCGCCGCGGGGAATCGCGTCGGAGATTTTGTCCGCGTATCGTCATGTGGCCAAGACGAAGGGGCCGACGAAAGGGCGTCCGGATACGGAGTATGAAGCGACGGTTCGGCTTCTGAAGACGCAGTCGATTGCGACGTTTATGAAGAATATGGATCAGCATGAACAGCAGCATTTGGTGGTTCGGGAGCGTCGGCGACGGGAAGCGGCCGAGCGAACGGCGACAACTTTAGCGGGTGACGTTGGTCCGGCGTTGACGGAGAATTCGGGCGATTTGATCGAGAAAATCAATCGGTTATTAGGGGAGCATGACGGATGAGAGTTTTGTGCAAGTGTTGTGGGGTGCGATATTCGAACCGTCCGCGTGGTCTGTGTTGGGCCTGTTATTATCGGCCTGGTTCTATGGAGAGCTACCCGTCGACGTCGATTTACGCCAGGCGAGGTATTGGTCATTCTGGTGTTCGACCCGCGGAGCATACGTTGGAGTGCCCGGGGAGTGAGGCTAAGATTCAGGTGATGATTGATCGGGTGGCGCGGGGCGAGGATGCGAACCATGATGGTGATGTTCGATTATGTGACCAACCCCACTTGATGCACCACGCATGGCCCTTCACGCGGTCGCGACACTTTCCATTGAGCGAGCCCGATGATGTTTGCGGATAAAGTGCCTCGGACACCCCGGAAGAATTTAGAATTCCGTCGGTGGTTGTTGCAGCGGGCCGACCAGTCGCGGAGGGTTCGCGAGCTGCTTTACGAAGCCTGTATGATGGACCCGGTGTTTTGGGTGAGTGCGTTCGGGTGGCAATACAATCCGAAGCCGACGGGCGTGGCCTCGACGGAACTTGGTCCGTTCGTCCCGTGGCCGTTTCAAGAAACAGCATTTCGGATTATCTTAGACGCGATCGACAAGCAGCATGACGTCGTGATCGAGAAGTCTCGGGATATGGGCGCTTCGTGGTTGTGCCTCTTTGCAGTGACACATCAAGCGTTTTTTCGTCATCACAAGACATTTATTATGATCTCGAAGGACGACGATGCGGTCGACAAATCGGGCTCGAAGCATGCGTTATTTTGGAAGATTGACTGGATCTTGAATAACCTTCCGGCATGGATGACGCACGGGAAGTGCAAGCCTTCGGAGGTAATGGAAGATCCGGAATTTCGAATCAAGAAGCTGTTCAAATTCCCGTTTACGAACTCGACGATCGAAGGGGCGGCGTCCACGAAGAACGTCGGGGTGGGTGGTCGTGCGACGGCCATGTTCATTGATGAGTTCTCGAAGATTAAGGACGATTGGGAAATTTCGACGTACACCTCGGCGACGACGAATTGCCGGATTTTCAATTCGACACATATGGGGATGGACAAAGCGTTTTACAAGTTGACGACAGATCCTCAGTTGATCAAGTTGCGGATGCACTGGAGCCAGCATCCCGACAAAATTCGTGGTGCTTACGAATCGGATGTCGATACGGGTCGGATCAGCATTATCGACAAGGCTTACGAGTACCCGAAAGACTACCTGTTCGTTGGCGATGGGAAACTCCGGTCGCCGTGGTATGACCTGGAATGTCGCCGGATGCAATACATCAAAAGCGCGATCGCGACGGATCTGGATATCAATCCGGGCGGGTCGGTCGAACAGTTTTTCGACGCGGCGGTGATTGAAAACTGCATTCGCAAGCACACTTGGGAGCCGGTGTTTGTGGGTAACGTGCTGTACGAATCATCGACGGGGTCGTTTCGCGGGTTCGAACGTGATGACAAGAACGGCAAGTTATCGCTCTGGCGGATGCCCGTGGGCGAAGGACGACTTGTTCCATCCGATTATGGAATTGGAGTCGATAATGCGCAGGGCAACGGCGCAACTCCGACGTGTTGTGCAATCGTGGATCTGAGGACTGGCGAGAAGGTAGGCCAATATCAGGACGCGAGGATTGACCCGAAGGAATTCGGGCCACTACTTCTGGCCCTCGGCTGGGCCTGTCGGGGCGAATCGGATGGCGTGACGGGGCAAATTGGGCAGCCGGCGATTCTTCTCTGGGAAATCAACGGGCCGGGGTCGATCATGTGGTCGGGAATCAAAGACTACGGCTATCCGCGTCTGTTTTATCGCAACTCTCGCGACAAGACGAAGCTGGGCGAATTGTTGGATTCGCCCGGTTTCAATTCGACGGACCAAACAAAAACGCAAGTATTGGCCGACTATCGGCAAGCACTGTCGCGGGGTCAGTTCATCAACCCTTCGGACGCAGCGCTTCGGGAAACGCTTCTATTTCGATTCAACAACGGGAAGGTCGAGCATTCGCGGGTTAAGTCGAAACAAAACCAAGCGGGCTCGGGCGTGTCCCACGCCGATCAGGCGATGGCGGACGCGCTGGCGTGTATGCTATTCTTGCGGTTCGGAAGTCGAACCATCACGAAAGAGTCGAAGCTCATCCACGAGTCGAGTTTGGCGTACCGTCGCCAAATCCACGATTTACGACAACGAGATCTGGAAAACTGGATCTGAGTGGGTGATTGTCCAATTAACCCTCATTTGAGTATCAAGCCATGCCCAAGGGACTCGAAGATTACGGCCGTCTTTGCGTGGCGGTCGAACGATCGCGGAAGGCGTTGCAGAGTGTGCGGGAAAGTCGGGTCGCGGCCGTGCGGGAGTACGTGGGGGCTCATTACTCGGAGAGCGGGAACGATTATCCCGTGCCGTACAACATGATCGCTCAGTTCGTTTCGACGGTGGGTCGCCGTTTGGTGGCGAATAATCCGCGAATGATGGTGTCGACAAAACTCAAGTCTGGCAAGCCCGTCGCGAAGATCATCGAAGCCTGGGTGAACGAGGAAATCGAGCGTCAGAACCATCAAGAGACATTCGAGCGGGTTGTGATCGACGGTCTGTTCGACTTTGGCATTGCCAAGGTGGCGTTGGCAACACCCTCGGACGCGGCGATGAAGGGGTGGAACCTGAAAGCGGGCGAACCGCTCCTTTCGTGCATCGACCTTGACGATTTCGTAGTGGACACGAACGCCAAGCGGTTTGATGAGGTCGATTTTATCGGGCATCGGTATCGGGTTCCCCTGGCGACGATCAAGGGTTCGAAGTTGTATTCGAAGGCATCGAAGGAACTCGTGTCGACGTATCAGCGGTCGTACAACGCGGGCGGCGATGAGCGAATCAACCAAATTGGGGCGACGGAATACCGAACGTGGTACGACGATTATGAGGATATGGTCGATTTGTGGGAGATTTACTTGCCTCGGCATCGGCTCGTTTGCACGTTTCACGACAACGCGGTTGGTCAGCCGGAAGTCTCGACGTCCGGCGTTGAGTCCGAACCTCTTCGTGTCCAACGGTGGCTGGGGCCGGAGTGCGGTCCGTATCACATTCTCGGATTTGGTGTTGTGCCGGGGAATCTACGTCCGAAAGCTCCGATCCATGACTTGATCGACTTGCACCGGAGCATCAACGGCTCAATTCGCAAATTGGTCCGCCAGGCGGGGAAGCTGAAAATACTCGACGTGATCGGCAAGAACGATGCGGAGGACGGGCAGACGATTAAGACCGCGTCGGATGGCGACGCGGTGCTTCTGAACAACGTCAACGCGGTCACGAAGCTCATGCTCGGCGGTGCGGATCAGGGGCTTCAAGCGATTTCGACGTATTTCATTAACCTGTTCGACAAGCAAGGCGGCGGTTTGTCACTTCTCGCGGGTACGGCTCCGCAGTCGCAAACGGCCCGGCAAGACGCGATGTTGAATACGAACGCGAACACGACGATTCAGGATATGGGCGAATCGGTCGTCAAGTTCGTGTCCAAGGTGGAAAAGGCGATGCTTTGGTACCATCATCACAATCCGTTCAAAACGATGAAGACAACGTACTCTCTCCCTGGCCTCAGCGACATTTCGATTGACCGAAGTGCCTCACCGCAACAACGCCAGCAAATCCCCTGGGACAAGCTGAACCCGCGAGTCGATCCGTATTCGCTTGCGGCGCAAACTCCGGAACAGAAAGCCTCGGCCCTTACCGCTCTGGTGACGACGGTGATCGCTCCGATGTTGCCGATCCTTGAGAAATCCGGCGCGACGTTCGACATTCAGAAGTTTCTCCAGTTGACGGCGGAACTGACGAACATGCCGGAAATCACGGAAATCGTGACGATTCAGGAG